TTATCCCTTATCGTCTCGAGCGTGCTCGGCGATGACCCGAGCCAGCCGGTCAGCCAACACCTCGCGATGCAGCATGTACTGCTGGAGATCGCCGGCATTGGTGAGAAAGAACAGCTCGTGGATGATGCCGCCACCATCGCTGACGAAGGCCAGTCGGTGGTGCTGGCCGGCGTCCTCCGGCTTCGTGCCACGGCTGGCAATGCCGAGAACCGCAGCCGTTACCTCACAGAGACGGCCTGCCAGCGGATAAGCCGAGCGACGCGACAGCGTCTCGGTACCGGTGGCCACCGGGGTCGCGGCATTGCAGTGGAACTCGATGGCAATGTCGGCACCGGCGGCGATCTTGGCCGCCTCGCGCAACGGCAGGTTGTCGCCGGCATCGCCATCGGTGAGGTGCCGGATGCCCTGGCGGGCCAGCGCCTGGCTCAGCAGGTCGCGGAACTCCAGGACGATCTCCGCCTCGGTCACGCCATGGGCAACGGCACCGGGATCGGTGTCACTATGGCCAGCACTGATCATCACGGTATGCGCCTGCGGTGCCGCTTTCGGTACCGCCGCAACCTCAGTGACCCAGCCCATGCAACACCTCCAGATAAGTGCCGGCCGGAGCCGGCGCCGCCCACCACGGCGGGAGTAACTCGGTGCGTCAGAGGCGCCAACGAAAAACCCCGGCTCGAGGGCCGGGGCTTCTGTCGTCTTCGTATCGATTCACCGATCAGGCGCAACTATCTGACGGTAGCTATATGGTGGGCGTCGATTCCGGTGGCAACAAGCGGTCGGTAATGCCAACCCCGCAATATCACCGGAATGTCCCGGCAATCTGCCGAAATACATCATCATCATACACGCCGAACTTTCCCCAGCTTCTCGGCCAATACGTCCTGCAGGGCCACATGCAACGCCTGGAGACGGTCATAGTAGGTCTGCCGAGGGAGGCCCAGCCGCCGCGCCTTCTCGTCGCTGTACCCGTTCCAGCGGTAGTGCTCGTGAGCCAGCACTTGGTGGCGATCATCGAGCTGCTGGAGGGCCTGCTCGATCTGCCACGCCAGTTCGTCCATCTCTCCCAGGTTGAGCGGGTCACGGCTACCCTTCGGCCCACTGGATCGGGGCGGGATGCCACCGAACTCCACCAACTTGCCGATCGGCGAGCACTGGCGCATGCCCTGCCCTCGATGCTGGTCGGCCCAGTGCTTCAGCAACTCGTCCATTTTCGCAATCATGTGGTGTGCTCCTTTCGTGGTGGTGGTCAGGCCTGGTGGGCGGCCTGCAGGTCGGAAATCCGACCCTAGACAGAAAACGGCTTACCCTATCCTCACCCTAGACACTAAAAACTTCATATAACTCAGTTAGTTATTCTCTTGTGTCTAGGGTGTCTAGGGTTGATAGGGTTCTTTCGTGCGTGAGAGTAATTTTTCAGCAGGGTGTGGATAACCTTTACAGGTTGCGCACGTAGGCGCGCGCGGGCGCGAGAAACCCTAGACACCCTAGACAGGGGCAAATATTCCCTTTGATATCATGGAATTGCATTGTCTACCCCTTGGGAATTCACCCTATCCTGTGGCTAGACACCCTAGACATTCCAGTCATCCGACGGTGAGCCACCCATGGGCTTCACCCAGCCCTTGCACTTGTCCCAGCCCAGCGGGTTCCAGTCCGCCTCATGGGCCGCATCACGGAACCGCTTCACCGCCTTGCCCAGCGCTCGCCCGTCGCTGAGATCCAGATCGTCAGGAGGGTTCGGGAGGAAGAACATCGAGCGTTTTCGTCGCTCTTCCATGTCATACCACCATAGCTGCCGTTCCGATTTCGGTACCTGGGTGCTGATGAACAGGGAGAATTTCGTCTCGCTCATGGCGTGTTCGCGGTTCTTGCTGCACCACTCGAGGAACAGGTCATGCACGTCCTGGGTGCGGGCTATCGTATACGGCACGCCGAGGAGACCTTCGCGCCACGCCACCAGGAAATTCTCCCAGGCCGAGCGGCTCAACGCCACCAGCCGTTCGCGCGCCTTCGTCCTCGGCGGCCGGGTGCGCTCGTCGAAGTCCCCGGTGTCGTAGTGCAGCAAGTAATGATAGAACGCATTGATACCGCCGTTGGCCAGCTCACGGGCCAGCGCCTTGCTGGCCTCCTGGGGCAACGTCTTCTCGGGCCAGATGACCAGCATTCGCCGGTCGTGCTCGCTGATCGGCCAGGGCATGATCTCATTCGAGAGAAAGGCCGCGTTCATATAGTTGGCCTGCTCCCAGCCGTTCACGAACTTCGCCTCGACGCGCATCGTCTTGCCGGTGATCATGTGCTTGATCTTGCCGACCTGGTTGTAGCGCTGGTCGCGGCTGACGACCTCCTCGAATACACCCCACAGCTTGCTCTCCTGCCACTGGTTCCAGTTGGACTCCAGCTGCGTCTGACCGACCGTGGCCCCATAGGCACCGTAAATCTCGCCCATGATGTCCGAGAGCAGCAACGACTTGCCCGACCCTTCGATCGTCGAGTGGGCCAGCACCGCCGTGTCGAGCTTGGCGCCCATGTGCTGCAGCGGATACGCCAGCCAGCAGGTCAGCCAGTGCATGGCATCCTTGTCGAAATGGCACAGCCAGTCGATCAGGAAGCGGATGCACTTACAGCGCTCCGGATCGTCGATCGGCTCCAGCGGCAGCCCCTCGAATGTATTGATGTACTCGCTCGGGTCCAGCGTCATCGTCGGGTCGAACACCAGCCGGTCGTGCGGTACCTGCCGGCGGTCCGGGGAATTGACCCATAGGGACCAGGCATCGCCCAGGGCCAACTGCACGGCCCGGGCCGGCAACCGTTGCTTGAGCTGCCGATCCCATATGTCCTGGGTACCGTCGAGGTAGACGTAACGCTCGGTCGGCGACATGCCGATGGCGCCCCGCTCGCCCTTGAGCTTATGGGCGAGCTTCACCTCGGCGACCTGGTGACGCGCCTCTTCGGCATCGATCAGCTTCTTGTCGGCACGATCGAGCCAGTCGCGGGCCTTGGCCTTGGTGACCAGCGCCTCGAACGCCCCCCAGTTGATGATCTTGCGGCGCACCAGGTCGAACACCTTCTTTTCGCCCTCGAGCAGTGCGAACCGCTGATGCAGCGTGACGTCGGTCCATTCTGGACCCTCCCCCGCGTCCCCCGAGGCTGCAGGAGCCGCCGGGGTCGGCGGCTCCCAACCAGAGGGGGACGGGGGGAGAGTGCCATCGTTGGCTGCCTCGAGGGCGGCATAAAGCTGCCGGCGCCCCTCATCGGCCCCAACAGCCTGGTGCAGGTCGTTCCAATCCATCAGGCCGCCTCCATGCTCGGGATGGCAGCGGCACAGCCCAGTTCAGCAGCCAGTTCCTGCGTCTTGGTGCGGCCGGGGTTACCCTCGGTGTCGGGGTCGTCATCGCCACACAGGATCAACCGCGAGCGCGGGTACATCGTCATCAGGGGCGGCGCCACGCGGGCCATGTTGCCCACATCCAGCGCCACGGCCACCGGCCACCCCGTCATCTCATGCACGCTGGCCCCGGTTGCATATCCCTCGACTACCGCCACGATCTCTGGCGACACCTGGTCGCTGCCGATCAGGTGGCAGCACCCCGCCTTGCGCCCGAATTTCGGGAACAGCTTGGTACCATGCCGGTTGATCGTCTGCAGTGCCCACAGCGTGCCGTCCTGACCGCGCAGCGGCACCACCAGATCGCCCGGGCGCAGCTGAAACATATGCAGGTGGTCCGGCCGGGGCTTGGGCAACTCGCGGAACCACTCCCGCACTTCGGGGCCGACCCACAGATCGGCGCGCTCGCGCTGGCTGTCGATGCTGATCAGCACCGAGCGCCGGGGGAACATTACGCCATAGGCGCCCACGCCCTTGCTGTCCAGATACGGCGAACGACCTTGCGGGGACAGATGCTGCTCGAGGACCCGCTGGCACGCCCCGGCGACCGCTTGCTGCATGCGTTCGAGCTTGGCCTGGTCAGCCTCCACCTGGGCGGCTACCCGGCGGCGCCGCTCCTCGGCTTCGGCCTTGAGCCGCCGGCGATCCTCGGCGCTCATCTCGCGGCGCTCACGCTGCCAACCACCGGCCTGCGCGAGCTTGATGATGGTACCCAGGGGCACATGGCCGGGCGTCAGGCTGCGCCATACGCTCTTGGCATCCGCCGCCTTGTAGCTCGCTGCCTGCTGACTCCACTCGTCCCAGGCCGCGAAAGCGTCGTCGCCGTATTCCGTCTTGCAGGCGTTACCCACGTTGACCCAGGTCTTGCGATCGTCGGCAGGGATGTACTGCAGGGCCAGGCGCAGCTCATCATACGTCAGGGGGTCATGCTGGCTCATCGACGCCCCTCCCTGATGGTCTGGCAGGCCACGCACGTCGCCACGCCCGGCAGCCATTCACGACGGGCGGCGGGAATTTCCTCGCCGCAGTCTTCGCATTCGGTCGGGCCTTGCTGCGTGGCAGCCTGGGCGGCTGCCGCTTGGCGGGCAGCTAGCGCCTGGTCCATCCGCCAATCAATGTAGTCCTGGGCAATATCGGCTTTATCCATCGTATTCATCCCCCACGTTGACCGCTGCGACCTCCAGGGCCAGCACCGCCTGCATCAGCCGGCGGGCACGCATGCGCAGCTCGGCGCGCTCACGGTCGTCGACGATCCCGTCGCGGGTCGTCTCGCACACGCTGCCGAGCATCTCGCCCAGCTGGTCGTGCAGCACGCTGATCAACTGGATCAGGTCGAAAGACGACTCGGCATGGCAGTCATCGGGGCGCATCCATATCGCCCCGCCGGCGAGCTCGCCGATGGAATCCAGGATGCGATCATCATGGGTGGCGCCCAGCACCGCCTCGAGGGAGTCGAGGTCGATGCGGTGAGGCTCGTGGGTGGGGCTCAGCCGATGCTGCAGGGTGGTGGCGTTCAGGCCATAGATAGCCGCGATGGCCTTGGCGCCGCCGGGATACTCCCGCGCGGCATGATAGAGAGACAGGTTGAGCGGTAGCACCTCGCGCTGGGCGCGGTCTACCGACGAGGGCCAGCGTTTCGACATGGCGTTACTCCCGTATCGTTGCCATGCGCCACGCCTGCTGATGGGTTACCATGCAAAGCGTGCCACATGTGGTGTGCGCACACGCAGAGAGAGCCTGTGGTGGGCATAACCTCTCTGCACCCGCCGGGGAGACGTCTGTGGTGGGCAGATCCCCGGCACCTGCAGGCCGCCGCTTAGGCGGCCTGTTCTTTCAACTCATCCCTTGGAACACCGTAATGGACCAGCACGTCAATCAGGCTCACCTGTCCATCACTGGCATTGGCGAGAGCCCGCATGAATTTCAGGCTGGCCCCGCGAGTGGCCCCCATGACGTGGCTTCGCAGGTACTTTGCTGACGTCCCTGCTCGCTGGGCATAGGCCTCCAGCTCGTTCTCATCCAAGGATTTCAGGTATTCACGCAGCAGCACGACTGCATCCTCTCTGCGATGTGTGCCTCCAGCATTACACCTCAAGGTGGTTTTTGCAACACCTTTAAGGTTATTCACCTATGAGGTGGTAGGCGGGATAATCAGGATATGGACATCCATTCGACCCGATACCAGATCCTCCGCTCGATCATGGCAGAGCGGCACCTCAACTTGCGCGAGCTGTCCTCGATCATCGAGCGCAGCGAAAGCCAAGTGAGCAGCTTCGCCGGGGCCAATCCCTCGAAGAACATCGGAGAGCGGATGGCCCGCCATATCGAAACGCACATGAACCTTCCACCCCACTTCCTCGATGACCCTCGCCACCTAGCGGGTGTTGCAGAACAGACCAAGGAATATGGGGATAACCAACAAAACGCCTGCGTCCTGGGCGACATCCAGCATTTGCTGCCAGTCGTGGGCATGACGACGGCAGGGAAACTTATCGACAACATTGCCGACGCTGAAATTGATGAATTCGTCCCAGCTCCAGGCCCATGCAGCGAAAAAGCCTTCGTGCTGCGACTCGAAGGCGTCAGCATGGAGCCGGAATTTAAGTCTGGAGACCGGATCGTCATTGATCCGGGTCTTGATTGGGTTAGCGGAGACTATGTTTTCGCCCGACGCATCGACACAGCGACAGGAAATCCCACAGGGACATTCAAAAAGATCGTCTACGAGGAGGGCGAATACTACCTGTGCGCCGTCAATGAGGAATGGCATCCCCGCTATACGCGCATTGACGGGGACTGGCAGGTTGTCGGGAAAGCGCGTTACCAGGTCAAGATTCTTTAGCCACCCCAAGGTGTCACACCTTAGAGGTTGACAAACACCTTTAGGTGGTCAACCATCATTGTCGTATCCGCCCACCACGGAGCTCGACAATGCACACCACGACCACCACCCCCTGCCGGGTGTACCTGCACCCGGCTGCGGTCTTCGGACCCATCTCCCTGCGTGCCATCGAGCACGTCACCGGCCGTAAAGCCGTCATCGACGACACCGGCAGGAAAGTCCAGCTAATCCCCAAGTCCCAGCACACCCGACTGTCTCAGCCGGGAGGTGCCGCATGATGACCACATCCCAGGAGCGCGCCCTGCGTCGTCTGCTCAAGGTCGGCGGCAAGCAACAGTTCGCCGGCTTCCTCGCACCGATCACGGTCCACGTCGAGCGCGCCGATCCGGCCGGCACCGGCAAGGATGTTGCCCAGGCCAGCATCACCGAGGGCGACTTCCTCGTCTGCCGCTTCCATCGCTGGAGCGCTCGCGACCTCTATCCGCTGCTCGCCGACAGGCTCGACGACCGAGTCATGGGGGGTGCGGCATGAGCATGACGGCCCTCGGCACGCCCATAACGTCCGGCGTCACCAGCGCCCTGCAGGATTCAGGCCTGACCAGCGCCCACCGGGCAGCCATCGCTCGCATCCAGGACCTCGCGCTCGACGTCAGTCTGCAGACCGACCACCACGTGGTCGCCATGTACTACGGCAATACCCACGAATTCAACGTGGCGGTGTTCTCCGACGCCCGACGTGAGGATGGCACCTACCACACCATCTATCGCGAGTTCGTCTATCTGCCGCCTCGGGCGCGCCTGGCCGATGGTGATGCCCTGCAGCGCCTCGGGCTCATCATCGTCCACCTGCAGGAGCTGCTGGCGAGGTGACCTATGACCCGATTTACAGATCCAGCCGCTGCTATCGCTGAGGCGGTGTATCTCGCCGCACAGACCGACCAGCCCCAGGCCATCGTCCGCGATGGGGATGGGATGCAGGTGATGGACTACAGCGATGCCTGGCTCCAACGCCTGAATGTCATCGAGACCGTGACCCCGACATGGGAGGACATCGAATGACCCGCTACACCCTCAAACAAGCCGCCGCCCTGCTCGGCACCGGTCGCACCACCCTGTGCCGCGAGCTGCGCGAGATGGGCATGCTCGACAGCCACAACCTTGGCACCCGGCAGCACACAAGCGCCGGCCGTCTGATTGTCGAGCTGCGCACCTTCAAGCACGTTGGCCTAGGTCAACCCAAGCCCTACGGCAAAACATTCGTGACCGACCGTGGACTGCTCTACATCGCCAACCGCCTGGGTCGCGATGTCGTCACCGAGCGAGAGGCCGCCAACGATGCGCAGGCCTGAGTCGACGAGCATGCCGGCCTGGCTCGACGACGCCGAGCCGGTCAGCACCGTCGCCCTGCTCTATCGCGAGTTCGGCGACGTGCTGATTCCCATCGAGGCCGTGCGGCAACGCTATTTCCGCAACCGCAATGCTTCGACGTTCTGGCGTGCGCTGCGCAAGGGCGAGATCCCACTGCCCGTGGTCACGCTCGACGCCAGCCACAAGACGCAGCGATTCATCTGCCTCTACCAGCTGGCCGCCTACATCGAGCACCAGGCCCGCCAGGCGGCTGCTCGACGTGAGGTCATGATCACCACATCGGACAGCGACCGGCGCTTGCGCGACCGCCTAATCGATGCAGTACCGACCACCGATTCCCGTCCGGCAACCGCCGGGGAATGACCGGCCCAACGGGCTAACCACCACCACGCAAGAGAGGACGCACACCATGGCAGACCAACCCACCACCGACATCAACGCCCTGCTCGATGACCTCGACGCCGGCGTATTCCGCGAGAAGCTGGGCCGCGCCCTGACTGACGTCGCCGCCGGCGTCGTCCAGCACGGCAAAGCCGGCGACGTGACGATCAAGCTCTCGCTGAAACGGATCGCCGACAGCCGCCAGGTCAACTGCGACCACAAGCTGACCTATACCCAGCCCACGGCCAAGGGCAAGAAGAGCGAGGAGAACACCACCTCTACCCCGCTCTATGTCGGTCGCGGCGGCACGCTGAGCCTGTTCCCCGAGGAACAGGGCAAGTTCGATTTCGCCCAGGGCGCGTAAGCGCCCGCTCACTCACCACGTAACCCACCCGCACACCACATAGGAATCATCATGGAAGCTCAAGCACTCGAAAAGCTCATCGCCCTCGCCCACGCCGGCCAGATCGGCAACCCGGGCACCGACGCGCCGACCATGCTCGTGCCCGCCGGTTACTCGCTGGAGTCCCTGGAGCGTTACCAAGAGAACCCCAGCCGATTCAGGGGCACCTACTCGACCAGCTCGATCGAGGACTACGCCGCTTACGTCAACGACGAAGCCACCGCCCGCGTGTTCGTCGACACCGACGACATGGAGGCGACGGCGTTTTTCGACCTGGGCGAGGCCGGCGCCCCCGGACACGGCGAACACCGTGCCCGCCTGCAACTGCAGCGCACCGCGCCTTATACCGCCTGCCTGCAGGCCCACGAGCGCGCCTTTGGCCAGAAAGAACTCGCCCACTGGATCGAGGACTGGCACGCCCACATCACCGGCGAAAGCACCTCAGGCGAAGAGCTGACCGTCAAGGAACTGGCGACTATGGTCCGCCGCATCGAGGTCAAGGCCACCAGCGAACGCACCCACGAAGAAGGCGACTGGAACACCCAAAGCTCCGGTCTTGACGCACTCGACGCCCGCGCCGGCGAGGACACCCCGGCGTTCATCCGCTTTGCCTGCCTGCCCTATGAGGGGCTGCGCCTGCGCACGTTTGACCTGCGCGTGTCGATCCTCACCGAAGAGGGCAAGCCGCCGCGTCTCAAACTGCGCATCACCGGCCTCGAGGGCATCCAGGAAGAAATCGCCAAGGAGTTCAAAGCAGTGCTCGGCGACCATCTCGGCGATCACGCCACCCTGCTGCTCGGCAGCTTCGCGAAGAAAAACTGAGCCGAGTCGTCAAGGAATCCTTGACCACTGACCGCCCCGCTGGCCTGGCCGGCCAGCGGGCCACCACCCAACCGAGGGAACCGATATGGCCAAGGCCAGAATCATCCTCTACATCACCGCCGCGCTGGCCCTGGTGGCACTGCTCATCGCCGGCACCCTGGCGTACCGCTACTACACCGCCGAGGTTCGCGGTGTCGTCAGCGCCGAGGAACAGATCGAATCCGCCGGCTCACGCATCACCAACTACGAGCACTTCTATGACCTGTGCGCCGCCGTCCAGGGGCATGAAGACGCCCTGGCTGCACAGCGCCGCGCTATGGAGAGCGCCGCCGGTGATGAGGCCGAGCGGATTCGCGCCAACATCGCCGGCCTCGAGGCCCAACGAAATCGCGCGATCCGGAACTACAACGCCGACGCTCGCAAGGCCTACACCCGGGCCCGCTTCCTGGGCGAGGACCTTCCCCGCGAACTCGATACCGATCAGGAGCACACCCAATGCGCCTACTGAAACCCGCCCTTATCATCGCCCTCGCCACCTTCACCCTCGCCGGCTGCAAGGACGGCCAATCCAGCACCCGGGACCAGGGCGCCCAGGAGCAAGAGACCATCATGCAACGCGCGGTGCGTAAGCACCCCACGCCGCAGCCCACCAACTTCCAGACTCGCGAAGCCGTGGTCGAGTGGATGAAGCGGATGGATAACCCCGACTCCACCTTCTACGTCTACCTGATGGGCAATAACGGCCAGCAGCTCGGCTACTACGTCGCCCAGACGCGCCCTATCTCGGCCTGCACCTTCCTCACCCCACCCGACCGCCTGGTTCACGGCGAATGGGGACAGGGCTATGGAGACTTCGTCGTCCAGGCACCAGCCCTGGACGGGGTCTACGCCGGCGGCGGCTGCAACAGCTATTTCTTCTTCGACGCCGCGACGGACGCCTACATCGAGATCCAGGGACTCAACTTCTTCGTCGCGGACCAACCGCTGTCGATCGAAGCTGACCCCATCCGCGTTAGCACCCAGTAACCACCAACCGCCCCGCCGCTGCCCACCACGCCGGCGGGGCTGACCACCACGCACGGGAGCACACCACATGCACAATCACCAGCTACTCGACCATCCACTGTTCGAGGAACGCCCGCTCAAGGACGTGCTCGAACCCTTCGGCTTCGAGGTCAACATCGAGACCGTCGAGCCACCCATCGATCCGGCACTCGACAATGCGGAGGACGTCGACGCCTATGCCAACGATCCCCTGGCCTACATCGCCGGGCTCAGCTTCGAGCACCCAACCGGCTTCACCGAGATTCACCGCAACGAGAACGAAGACGACATCTTCAGCGTTGCCGTCCGCGCCAAGACGGTGTTCGCCCAGCTGCTGCTGTGCGCCGACTCGACCTTCGCCGGCCCGTCCAGCCCCTACGGCGACTCCTATGTCGATGTCTATCACGAGCGCATGCGACAGCTATCCACCGAGGGATTCAGCCGCGAGCGGGATGATGAGTACGTCAACGGGGAGCTGGCCGCTGCTGCCTCAACCTACGCCAATTGGTCTGCCTGGCAGGCAGATGGTCGTATGCCTGTTGGCAAAAACTTCCGCCCAACGTCATGGCCCGAGGGCTGGCACGGCAAGTGGTGGAAACCCAGCCCTGACTCACGCCGCAATCTAGTCAAGGCCGGCGCCCTGATCCTCGCCGAGATCGAGCGCCTCGACCGCGCCGCCGAGCGGCAGGCACAGGGCTGCCAGGCGTGCGGCTCAGTGCCGGGCCAGCACCACAGCCCTGAATGCCCAGCCGTCAACGCCTTCCAGGCCGGCCGCATCCCGGCTGCGCCAGATGCCGAGGGTCAGGGAGGTGAAGCATGAGCATCACACAGCACGTCACCGACCAAGGCCCCTTCCTGCCCAGCTTCCGCTTCGTCGAGTTCAACCCGCGCCGCGCTTTTCGCGGCGCAGAAGCCGCTCGCTTGGAGATCGACTACGGCCACGGCGATGTCGATTTCCTCTGGATGTCACCGCAGGACATCCGCAAGAACATGAAGGCTTACGGCCGTCAGGACGGGCTGCTCAAGGCACTTGACGCCTACCGGCAGGGAGGTGAGGGATGAACACCATCACCCCCAACCAACTCCGCGACCTGGCCCACATCCAGCACGCCCGGTCATGCGGCGAGACGCCGCTCCACGAGACGCCCGCCTGGCTTGCCGCAGAGCGAATCGAAACGCTGGAGGAACAGCTCGCCGAGGCCGAGATCCAGACCGCTCAGCTCAGCGCCCGACTCGTCGAGGGCGACGTCGAGCGCGACCAGCTGGCCGCGCACCAGGCCGACCTAGTGCGCGAATTGACCTGCTGCCAAGGAGTGCTGCACTCCCTAGCCCATTCCGGCCAGGTGACACCGGAATATGCCGTCGAAGCCAAGGCCGTTCTGAAGCGCACCAAAGAAGCTTCCCTCGCCCGCCGGGAAGCGAACGTGGCAGAGAAAGCATTACGCCGAGCTCACGAGGAGTTGAGCGAGCGCAAAGAATGGGCAGCAGCCCACCACCTGCTACTAGTGGCCAGCGACATCAATGCCCAGTTCCGTCACCTAGCCGAGCAGGCCGAGGAAGACCAGGGAGGTGAGGGCATGAGCCGATGGGCATATGCAGTGCTGAGGATAGAGCGTCGCTGGAGTCTCACCATCGGTTTCGTTGAGGCCGCCTCGAAAGACGAGGCTGAAGGCGCCGCTATCCGTATAACCCGGGAACGGCTTTCCAAGAAAGGTGCGCCAGAAGCGGAATGGCCAGTGCACCTCTCTGCCGCATGGCACGACACGGAAGTGGAGGCAGTTGAATGACCACCAACCCTCCCGCCGATCTCGCCTGGCGCACCCAGTTCGCCCTGGATTTCGAGGGCGAGATCAACGTCGATCTGTTCGCCGGTGGTGGCGGTGCCTCGACCGGCCTGGAGATGGGCCTCGATCGCCCGGTGCACATCGCCATCAACCATGATCCCGATGCAATCAGCATGCACAAGGCCAACCACCCGGGGGCCGAGCACTACCTCTCCGACGTCTACGAAGTCGACCCGGTTGCCGCCTGCAGAGGTAGGCCAGTAGGCTGGTTACACGCCAGCCCGGACTGCACCCACCACAGCCAGGCCCGTGGCGGCCAGCCTCGCAAGCGCGCCATCCGCTCGCTCAGTTGGGTAGTGCACAAGTGGGCGGGCACTGTCCGCCCGCGCATCATCAGCCTCGAGAACGTCGAGCAGATCCTGCAGTGGAGCCCATTGGTCGCCAAGCGCTGCAAGAAGACCGGCCGGGTGGTGACCATTGACCAGGTCACTTGCCCCCGCACCGGTCGCAAGGTGAATCGCGTGGCCGAGCCAGGCGAGCAGGTGCCAATCGAAAAGCAATACCTCGTTCCGGATCGCCGACGGCGTGGCCACAACTGGAGGCACTTCGTCGATGGCCTGCGCCGTCTCGGCTATGCCGTCCAGTGGCGCACCATGGCCGCCTGCAACTACGGCGCCCCGACCACTCGCGAACGTCTCTACCTGGTCGCTCGCTGTGATGGGTTGCCCATCGCATGGGAGAAGCCATCCCATGCCAAGCGCCCCAAGCGTGGGCAAAAGCGTTGCAGGCAAGCCGCCGAGTGTATCGACTGGTCGATCCCTTCCCGCTCGATCTTCGACCGTCCCCGCCCGCTGGCGGACAACACCCTGCGCCGCATCGCCAAGGGCATCCAGCGCTTCGTGCTCGACAGCGGCGATCCCTTCATCGTCCCGATCGCCAACTACGGCGGCACCGCCGACGCCGTGCACGCGATCGACGAGCCGCTGCGCACCGTCACCGCCTGGCCCAAGGGCGGCGCGTTCGCCCTGGCCAGTGCCACCCTGGTGCAAACCGGCTACGGCGAGCGACCAGGTCAGTCGCCCCGGGCGCTGGACATCCGCCAGCCCCTCGGCACGGTCGTCGCCGGCGGCGGCAAACACGCCCTCGTCACCGCCTTCATGGCCCAGATGAACGGCGGTTTCTACGACGGCGCAGGCCGCGACGCACGCGAGCCGCTCTCCACCATCACAGGGCGCGGTACCCAGCAGCAGCTGGTCACGGCGAACCTCGCGTCATCACTCACGCCCGACCAGGAAACTGGCGCCCTGCGCGTCGCGGCGTTCCTGATCAACTACTACGGAAAGGGTCAGCCGCGCGACCTGCGCGAACCGCTCGACACCATCACCACACGGGACCGCCTGGCTCTGGTCACGGTCACGATCCAGGGCACCCCCTACGTGATCGTCGACATCGCCCTGCGCATGCTCAAGCCGCGCGAGCTCTACCGCGCCCAGGGCTTCCCCGACAGCTACATCATCGACCGTGGCCACGACGGTCGGCGCTTCACCCTCACGGCTCAGACCCGCATGTGCGGCAACAGCGTCAGCCCGTTGCCCATGGCTGCCATTGCCCGGGCGAATCGGGTGGATCACCTTGCAGCCTGCCGCCGGGCGGCCAACGACGAGACACGGGAGGCATCATGATTCCATTCGCTATCGGCTACGCCGCAGGCGTGATCTCTGTCGCAGTGGTGGCCGCCCTGCTCATCTCTAAGGGCGCCAAGGATCTCAACCATCGCGGCGAGGACGTGCATTCCTACGACTCCGAACTTGGCATTAACCAGCGCGAGGTGCCAAACGATGAGTAGCTCGCACGTACTATCCTGTGATGATCTCCGCGAGGTTACCGGCTACCAGCGAGCGGCCGACATCGAACGCTGCCTGGTTGAGCAGGGGGTCAAAGTATTCCGTGGGCGGCTCGGCCCCTGGACCACTATTGACCTCATCAACCAAGCCGGCGGCCTCACACCCCAGGCGCAAAACGACCAAGACTACGACGCCAGTATATTATGAGCCCACCTGCCAAGCGTGGCCGCCGGCGCGGCCACAACCCGCACATTCCGAAGCACATCGACCAAACCAAGCTCCCCGACGGCATCTACTATGACCATCGGGGGCGCGGGGCCTGGTACACACTGTACCAAGACGGCGACCGCCGCCGTCGCAAGAACATTGCAACGTCCCGGGCCACACTCTCCGAGCTGTATCAGCTCGCCCAGGATTTACATGACAGCGATCGACACAGCATCCGCTGGCTCTCAAACCGATTCCAGGAAAGCGCGCAGTTCACCCGACTGGCAGCCACAACGAAGAATAACTACCGCTACGCTCACCAGGTTCTCGAGCGCACGAAGACGAGAGCAGGCATCGCGGTCATCGACCTGAATCGCTACCGCATCACCCCCGCCATCGTCCAACGGCTCGTCGACCGCCTCGCCGAAGAGGGCACGCCGGCAAAGGCCAACCATACAGCGGCCTACTTGCGACGCATCTACCGGTGGGGTATCAACCGCGGCCACTGCACCAGCAATCCTGCCTGGACGATCGAAGCCGCTCGCGAGCGAAAACGCCACCGCCTCCCGGAGCGCCACATCCTCGCCCGTGTCACCCAGTTTTGCCAGCAGCGCAGCCAGGGCACAACCACCGCATCCGGCGCCGTAGCCCCCTACCTCTGGGCGCTGATGGAAATTGCATATCTCTGCCGGCTACGCGCGATCGAGGTGCTAACACTGACAGACGCACACGCCACGGACGCAGGAATCCGCACAAATCGCCGGAAGGGGAGTCGTGACAATCTGGTGCGCTGGAACGAACGCCTGCGTACAGCCTGGCAAGCAGCTATCGAAGTGCGAAACGCTCGCTGGAAGAAGAAGGGCCGCGCGGTACCGTTCGACCCGAGCCGCCGCCCACTGTTCATCGGCACCGGCGGTGACGCACTGACCCGTGATGGACTCGACAGCGCATGGTTCCGGATGATGACCGCAGCTGTAGATGCTGGCGTGATCAAGTCAGAGGAAAAATTCGGGCTCCACGACCTCAAACGTCGCGGTATCACCGACACCCAGGGCAACCGCCACGACAAGCAAGAAGCCAGCGGCCATCGCAGCGAGCGGATGCTTGACGTCTACGATCTCAGTCTGCCCCAAGTCGACCCCTCTGGCCGCTGA